GAACATTGAGGCAGCGAAGAAACTGTGGAGGAGGTTCCATGGCAGACAATCTTGAGTATGGGACCGTCACCGATCTGGAATCCCATAAGGCGCGGCATGTGTTTCTACACCGGATGCTGGATGAACTTCTGGGAGACTGGATCACGCACACCGGGGGGCTTCCTTCGGAATGCGAAATGGACACATTTATGAAGTGGGCCAACGAGCAGAGGACGAACCCGACAGGACCGCACGAATGACAGGCTTTGTGTATTCGAGTGCCGAAGCGGAAGGGGCCATGCCGAACGGGACGCTTGTCGAGAAGCAAAATTCTGAACCTCAAGACGGTCACCCTGATGGAGAGCGAGGAAAGATCGTAGGAAGCATGGGACCGCTGGATGATCCAGTCCTGGACTGTAAGTACGGTTATTTTGTGATGTGGGATGGGACGCCCGGGATTCCGGTGTTCACGATGGAGACCAAAGTCAAGAAGTACGAATGAGAATGAACATCACTCTGCTCCTATGGTTCCTTCTGCTGGTTCTGTCGAGTGCCGGGATCTGGTGTCCTGCACCTGATATTAAAACACCGAAATCGGATATTAAAATGCGGATTGGAGATATTTGAATGTACCTTGTCGTGGTAACTGAAGATGGGGAGTGCCACAAGATTCGATTGATTCTCCCGGTTGAAGTGACGGAGGGGAAGGTGCTGGACAAGATCAGCTGTGAAGGGGGAACCGAATATTTCTTCACCAAGGAAGGGTACTATGACGGGTGGGGTCGTCCGGTGTCCGGGGATCCGGACAAACTGGAGATCATAGACCCGCAGTTTTTCTAAATGTTTCATGTGAAACAGTGGAGGAAACAATGTCATTGAAAGAACGATTGAGTTTATTGGTGGAGAAGGGCGGTGGAGGGACCCGGAATGAGTTGATGGTGGAACTGATCGTCCAGGTGGAGCGATTGGGCGATATTTTGGATCGCGGGATTGTAGTTTTCGAGGGGGGGGGAAGCGGAAGACGTGGAGGAAGACGAGGACGAGTGAAAGTCGCTTACCTGGAAGATCTGGAGAACGCTGCTGCCCGAGGCTGTCAAACCCCTGGCTGTAATCACAAACACGCTGGCCCGTTGTACCTCCATCCCATGTGTCACGAGTACGGACCTCTCTCTATCAGTTTTGAGTTCGGAGACAACCATCTTACCGTCATTTGCGCCAAGTGCGAGAAAGAAGTAATCCGGATCCAGGTTGAGTCGAAGGGGAGAGGGAATATCACATAATTGTTATATCCGGGGGAATGTTAGCTGCCAGCCTCGTAGGGGAATGTTAGTCGTTGGGTTATTGGGGATTGTTAGACCGCTTAGCTGAGGGATAGGGAATGAAAATCACGAGAAGACTGCTCAGGTTACAGAAAAGGACCAAATGGAGTTGGGAGAGGATGTGCCGGGAGATGCACCGCGTCAACGGCGAGGAAGGCCCATCCCACACGACTCTCTTCCGGTATGCCAACAAAAGAGTCGGTCGGCCGAACAAACTCACTCTGCGCTGGATTGAGAGCGCGATCGACGGGATTGAGGCTGAGTTGATGAAGAAACAGGGATTATGAGACTCGACGAAGACAGCTATGTGATTGCGGTCTGGATGGTCCCGGCAAACGGGGACGATGAGCGTCCGTTCGATTGGATGTGCACAATCTGGCGAAAGAAGAAAGAGGACAAGGAGATTCAGGGCGAATACCGCTTCCGTTACCACGATTCAGAACATGAAGATCCTTGGTTGTCCGGTCCTGAGGATGAAAGGAGCGTCTACGTCTTTGCCACTACTGAGCATGAGAAGAAAGCCGTAGAGAATCTTCACAAGCTGGCTGGATTGGTCTCGATGAAGAACAGAACGACCGTGGATTTCACCCGGATTGATGGTGGAATGGACCGCTACCTGGAAATTATGAAGGCGAAGCCCTGGTGCTCGATTAAGGAAGTGACTCAACAATGAATTTACCCAAAGACCTGACAACCGAAGAGTGTTACAAGCCTGCCCTGGAGATAACCGATCCCGACAAGGCCAAGGAATACCTGGAAGCTCTCATCGAAAGAAGCATGAAGCATTTCGACAACAGCCGAGAGGAAGCGGAGCGCATCGAGAAAGGGAACCTGGGGTACTACTCTGGCTACTACGGAACGGAAGCCATGATCCGGGTCCACAAACTGTTTGACTGCGATCACCCTGTATTCGGTAAAGTGAAATCGGCTGACGATTTACCATCAGATGAAGAGATTTTCGAAATGGGTAGGAAGTGGGCCGAGGATAACGTTTCTGGGATATAATGGGGGCAGCAACCAGGTGCTTGCGGGGATGGCTGGCAATAACCGAAGGGGAATCGCCAGCTGCTCTAAACAGGGTGATGCTCCCTGACTCCTATCCTTCTCGCTGGTTTCCCTCCGTACAGACGCCTGTACCATGAACCTGAAAGACCTCCTTTCAAGCGACGACCCGGATGAGCTGTTCACGCTCATGGATTCAAAGGACCATTGGCTCCTCCTGATCGTTGGTTTGATACCTGTCGCAGCGATCATAAGCGCATTATCCAAATTGATGCTTCATCCGCCCAGGTCCTACCGTGTCTCAGGACTCCCGCCAGTGATCGCCCTTCCCAAAAAAGACATATCCACGAAGGCCCTGGCCGCGATCATGAGTACGGCAGCGGGAGGTCCGATTCCGGAAGAAATCCTCCAGCGAATGATAGGGGACCGTTGCGTGATCCTGTGCGCAGAGCCCAAGTCGCTGGAGATGGGCATTGAAGCCATGGAAAGGTTCATGACGCTGCACCGGGAGTGGAAGACGGAGAGGTACGGAATCCAGCTGTTCTTCATCACCAACCGGCTCTACAAGGAAGATTACGAATCGGCCATTGATTTTTTGGCCTGGCTGCTGGCCGGCGTGGTCTCCTACACGACCTTCAACGAAAAGAAAACAGATGTGGAGATCGTGACAAGTCTTGCCGAAATGGTCTGGGACGGGGCCACTGGAGGAGGTAAAGAGAAGGCAGATAAGACCGCCAAGGCTCTCAAAGAAACGAGTCCCCACATGGAAGAATCCCTTAAAGTCCTGGATGGCGTGGCGAGGGACCTGGAGAACAAGGATCGGGCCATCTGCATCTTGCACCAATGGATGAGGGCCAACGTGCTACCCTCAGAGTGCGCAGAGTGGGCTGCATCGAACATGGGGTTGTTGCTGACGCTGCTTGGAGGCGATTTCAACGGGCGTATCGCGGAGATCTCCGAAAAGATACTGCTCCGGATCCGGGACAGAACTTTTGCGACGAACCTTTGGATCAGGCAGCGGTCCTCAGTTCCCCTTGAGAAATTAGGGATACCCCTTGACGAGCGTCAGAAAATAGAACCAGACAAAGATTAACCACCAAAAAGGAGGTAAATCATGGAAGGACTTGTGAAGTGGATCGCAGCCAGGCTCAAGGAACCGAGCAGCTACCAAGGCATTGCGACTATCCTCACGGCTGCCGGGATCTTTCTATCCCCTGAGCTGTGGCTTGGGATCGGTACAGCTGGTGCTGCGATCATCGGTCTCATTCAGCTGATCAAGAAGGAACTGCAACCGCCAGCTCCACCGACTGGCACGCCCCGTCCAGGTGGTCCAGGAGGGACCGTATGAGGAAGCTATTCCTTCTGCTTCTGCTGTTCTTTATCTGTCCAGCGTTGGGGCAAGGGCAACAGATTCAATTTCCCGCTCCGCTCTTTTGGGACGCGAACACAGATGGGGTGACAGTAGAGTATGGGGCCTACAGTTCCTCTACCTCATGCACGGACCCGAATCCGAGTCCAGCAAACTGCGTCGCCTTCACCAAGGTAGCGACGGTTTCCCACACTCCGCTCACCGTTTGTACGCCCGACTGTATAACCTGGACCGATCCAGGTCCGGTCGTGTTCGATCAGAGCACGTTCTATCGGATTACAGCGTTGAACGGGAGTGGTGGTGAAAGCGCGTTCTCGGATGAACTTGAGCTCATCTGGCTGGAACCGACACCTGATGTTCCGGGGAAACCTAGAACAACCACCACGCTCACTTTCATTATTCGAGAGAACGGGCCACAGGTGGATGAGGTCGTTGGGAAATTCGTCAGTGGTTTAAGAACA